ATAGTGAAGAAATATCTGTGCTTGCCAATTGCCTTGCGTGTATTTCTCTCTCCAATGCCATTTGTCCATGCCCATGTATACAACAGCATCTCCAACTTGCATTAGTATTTCTTCGCCGCCAGACTTATCCTTGTTTTCCCCCATGTATATAGGCCAAGGATTGCCAAGCATTCCGACTGTTATCGTTGCGCTTATCTCACAAGCTTGCCTATCAACATGTACTGCAAGCTCTTCTCCCGGCATATACAGTCTTGCGTAGCTGTATGTCGGAAGAAGTTTCTTGCCAGTTACAGTTTCAAAGTGTGGAAGTAATTGCCCAAGCAAAGAATCGAACGTCGGGTTCCCATGTATTGCTTCAGATAATGGGCATTGAGTATCTTTTTGAGTTTCGGCATTTTTTACTACTCGCCAAAGCTCATCTGTAAGCTCTTTGCAACTATCATCGTGCAAAAACCCACGCAAGAGAACGTACTTTTCTTTTTGAAAATTGTCAATTACACTCATACATTAAGCCGTAGGCTCCTCGGTTTGTTGTTCTGATTGTGGATTGGGGTCAACTGGTATTGGTTGAATGCTATCCTCATACCACCACCAAGTATCGTCGTTACAATCGTCGGGGCAAGGAGTCCAAAACAAAGGTTCAGCAACCTCAAATGTTTTGTCGTCTGGCTCTATCTGGGCAATACGAGACCCCTGATTCCCTAGATAATCATATACTTTTTCAGTGGGGGAAACAAGTGCTTGCATAACTACTCCTTGTATTAATAGAACTCTTCAACAATAACAACTCCCGGCCTACCATCCCCGCCTACGCTAGGGCCTATTCCGCCGCCACCACCAGATCCGTACCCATCTCCGGTTAGAAGAGCTGCTGGTTTGCTTGCTCCAGAGTTTGTGGGCCAAGTTGGCAGTGTTGCAAGTTCAATAAGTCCTCCCTTGCCCATAGGAGTGCTGCATCCCATTCTGGTTGCGACTGTCGCTGCGAGTGGAAAGAATAAACCTTTGGTTGTGGCGTGGTTATCGCCAGTTTTATTTATATCTCCACCAAGTCCCTGACCTCCATTCCCAGTAACGGGGCCGGGGCCACCGCCAGTACCACCAGTTGCGCTGACATAACCACCAAATGAAGTGGTTCCGCCGTTGCCGCCTTTTGTCCCAGAAGAACCCGGGCCCGGAGTACCGCCAGAACCAATGCTAATTGGGACGGTTGGAGTTATTGCTGGGCCCTGTATTACCTCTTCTGCGTATCCGCCAGCAGTTCCGCCAGCACCAGTTACGCCGCTAGGAGCGCCACTTCCCCCGCCTCCGCCGCCAATTACTGTTACTTTGATTGCTTTTACGCCAGCAGGTTTTGTGTAAGTGCCCGATGTTGTGTATATATTTCTAACATATCCACCTCCCAAGTCNNTTAACAGATAAAGCTCCTGTGTTCTCAACAACAGGATCTTGGGCTGGGCCAGTAACACTAATTCCGGTGCTGGCTGATACTGACAACACACCATCGTTATGAACAACTATGTTTCCAGCAACTCCATTGCCATCGTCTACAACAATTCCAGTTCCGGCTACAACAGACCTACTTGTTGATTCGTTTGCGGCAGTGCGAACCATAATACCATTCGCTCCCGGATCTGCAACTATCTCAAGGTTTTGTTGGGCCGTAAGCAAATCTCCGGCACCAGTTCCGCCCTGTGATATTGGTAGGTCAACAATATTCTCGCCAGCCGCGGCATCTGTCAGACCGCCAGCAGTAGGTCGTAGTTCGAATTTATCACCACCAACCCAAGCTTGAGCACTGGTGCCCTCAGAGGCGCGGGTAACGGTTAGCACATCTCCTGAACGAGCAGTGACCGTCACGATCTCTAGGTCGTTGTTGGAGTTTGTTAGGGTGCCGTAGAAATAATCGCCAGCACCTAACGTGGGGAATAACGCGCCCGTACCACCAGCGAGAGTGATCGTAGTATCCACAGCGGAGATACCCGACGCTATCGTGGAGGACGCGTTGTTAGTCCACTTAACAGTCATTAGATTCTCCTATTAGGCTACGGTGACTTCCCAAGTGATGCTCATTGCGTCAGCAGCGCCCTTGTTCACCACAGCAAACACGGTGCGGCACAGCATTGTTCCAGCAACACCGTCGTTGAATATACCTGCCTCTACGATTGCGCCAGTTGCGGTACCTGCGCCGAAGGTGGCGACGTACTCAACAACATTGTTGGTAACGGTAGTGCTGGTCAGTGCCGCACGACCGATCTCGCTAACAAGCGCGGTTTGTCCAGCAGAGGCTGCGGTATTGTCATCCCCCACAGCCATGTGACTCATAGCACCGAAGCTTGTATCCTTCATGCGGGACGCGATGTAGTCAAGACCTGTGTCAACGACCAGATTGTCTACTTCGAGGTAGTGTTTGGTTTCCTGAGTTTGTTCATCCCAGACGCGGATCTTCAGGCGACCTTTGACAGAGATAGTTTCTTTGGCTTGCATTGGGTTCTCCTTACGGGCCATTCAAGGTAAATACGTTCAGCGGGAAGCTGTTAACAAGTTGTGTTGCACCAGCCGTTATCACAATAGAGATAATGCTGTCTGTTGCGGTGACGCTATCCGTTGCCACTTTGGTAAAGCTCTTAGCAGCAGATTCAGATAGAGAGGCCGAGTCCTGCAACGATTTGCTGAACGCGAAGTCCAGCGCCTCAGTCACCACAGCAGTATCGGTAAACGTCCTGTTGAAAACTACAGTTCTATCAAACAGGTCGGTCGGTGAAACACTATCGGACAATGGCTTGTCTATGTCGATAGCTTTTGCTTCCGTGGCAGATACGCTGTCCGATAGACTCTTCAATACATCAATAGAAGCTATCGCATCAGCAGCATCTACCGCATCGGTCAGTGCCTTGACGTAAGCCCAATATGATTCGTCAGATGGCGTAACACTATCTGCCAGCGGTTTGCTCATCAAGAGCGCCGCAGCATCAGTTAGAGTTGCTTGGTCTGTTAGGGCTTTTGAGAAATCTTTTTCTAGTGCTTCTGTTGCACTCACGGCATCGGACAGAACCTTGTCTACGTCAATAGACTGCAAGGCATCGGTTGCTGTTGCCGTATCGGAGAGTTCTCGAATGAATATGATTGTGACAACCAGAGTTTCTGTCACGCTCACTGAGTCGGAAAGACTCTTGCTCACATCCAGCGTGGCGCTATCATCTGCCCCAACACTGTCCGTGAAATACTTTGAAACCGAGATAGCCGCTAGGTCTGTAGCACCCACGGTCTCTCGGAACTTTTTCCACCAACCCTCTTCGTCGAGGTATGCGGTGGCCTCTGCTATAACGTACTCGACCAGCGCCTCTGGAATAACCCTAGACACCGTAGCAGTAGCGTATCCCGCCGCCACAGCGGATTGAACAAGAACCCTCTCAACAACTACGTTGATGGCTTCTACGGAGATGCTGCTTACTACTTCAACTTCCGCTGAAAGGGCAGAGGCGAGGACGGACGAAACCGTCACTCTTGCCATTTTAGAACTCCGAACGTAGTTTGAACTTTAGTAAGTCGTACACGGTCTGGATGCTACCGTCGCCAAACGTGATCTCAATCTCACCCTCGTACTCGCCGGGTGGGCCATCAAGAGCAGTGGGATCATCAGTCCAGAAGAATGCGACTACTCCGCCAGCCCCGTTAGTAACGCTGCCCGTTATGGTAGCGGTTAGGGTAGTTGACCCGACCTGACGAAACTTCAGTAGAACCGTAGCGCCAGTAATATTGATTGGGTCGCCCGAGGTCTCATCAGTTAACGTGCAGATCAGGGTCGGGCGGGTGTCGCCTTGAACCAACTTGATTTTGTCTGCCATTATATTCTCCGTATCTTGACTTGCTTGTTGACTCGCACGAACGACTTGAGCGCACGGTCACGGGCCACGTTCAGTCCAGCGCGGTACAGAGCCTCCCTTGCCACAGCCAACTTCTCGCTGTAGTATGGTTTGTCAGGCGACAGAGCAAGACGAGCAATAGCGCCATGAGCGATAGTCTCAGCGTAGTCCTCGTAGATGAAATCGTCGATGGTGTCAACTGATCTCGAAGGCTTCAATGCAACTCGCAGCGTGATTGAGTTCGCCACAGTTTCGTTCGGTATTGGATACAGAGAGAACGTGCGAGGATCTTTCTGCGTGACGATCTTCGGGTCTCCCTTGGTAGGGGTGACATCAGCGATGGTCTGGTTGTACAGGGAAGGCGCATCAATCTCTTCAACACTCTCAGGGATGAGCCGCGCATTCTTGTACCAACCCTTCAGGATCTTTACAACCACCCTATGCTTGGATGGTTCCAGATCGTAGTCTGCAATGTTCTCAATGGTTGTGATTGGATCCAGAGTTTCCTGAAGGATAAGACTCTTCTCGCAGAAATCTATGATCGTGCTTTTAATTTCGTGTAATGCTAGGTTGACAGTGGCACCCGGTACATGCGGCATCACATAGTCAAGGAACTCGTCGTGATTTTTCATTAGGTCAACTCCGCCTTGAATAGCTGACGCATGGCACCAGCACGGCTCTCCGCAGAATACTCATCATCCCGCAACTCTGCTCGGAACACGACATAGAAGTGCAGAAGGTTTTGGTACTGAGCCGGAACTGGTAGTGTGTCACCCGCAACGTAAGTAACAGTAGCAGCCGTGTAGTTACCAAACAAAAGGTCGGGTCGAAGGCGGTACATCTCCTGAATGCCATCATTGCAATAGGAGATCAACTGCGGATCTGTGTAACGAACACCATCAGCGTCGTTGAGCGTTACCCTTGCATCATCGATAACATTCTGGAATGTAGCCATTCAATCCTCACCATTTAACTTTGTCTGCCCAATAAGCCGCCGACATCTTGCCCTTGGCTATGTTCTTAGCATGCCGAGCTTTGAAGGCCGCTTGTCTTGCAGTTGGCTGTCGATCTCCAACAACTCCCTGCTGCCCGAACCGAATCGTCTT